ACACTGTTTGCTTTTTGAGCTAAACTATCTATGTTATCTAAATCAACTTCTGGCTTGTGATCGACATAGGTTTGCCCCAGCACAGCAACATCTCCTTGGAAGATATCTTGTCCGTCGAATGGTTTGCCTTGCTTAGAACCAAACTCGTTAAATATTGCGGTAGCGGCTACGGCTGCTTTCTTACCTGCGAGTTTTGCACCGACTTCGCTGTTAGTGTTAACTGTGTAGGTTACTTTGTTTGGTGTGAACACAATGCTTCCATCTGTTGATTGTGCAGGTCTGCCTGGATGAAACAGTATGTCTGCATATACAAATCCACGGAAGTCTTTTGGAGTTGCACTTTCAAATATTGGCCACAGTGCCGCCATATCGCCTGCAAACTTCTCACGCCATTCTTCGCCCTTGCCTGTCGATAAAATAAAGTCTGCTAGATCATCTGCACTGGTTGTTTTATTTCTTCCCCAGCCATTCTTTCCTGTGAGAATAAATGTGCCGTCCTGATCTCTACCCCAGTACATTGTGGGATAGCCATCCCACTTTACAGCGACATCTTTTGCACCTCGTTCCAAGCTTCGCAGTATTTCTACAGCACGAACAGCACCGTTCTCTGGATCTATAAACACTAGGTCTTCTAAGTGGTTAAACTCTCTACCTACTTTCTTTGTTGCAGGTACTGCTTCTGCTTCTGTGAGGATTTCAAACGCTCTCATTAAATTGCTTTCTCACCTGTAAGATGCGGTTTTGCAAACCATAACTTGAACCATTCTTTAGTGCCTGGCTTGATACTGTGTTTCTTTTCTAAACGCTGTTTTTCTGAACCAGCAATGCTTAGATTTTCTGGAGTGTATTCAGTCCATCCCTTAAACTCGTTGATACCTGCTAGTTTTTTTAATTCATCTATGTTCATGATACTATGTCTATTAAAGACCTCATCCAACCAATAGTTCCTGGCTGGAATGATTCTACCTGTTTGTGATCGGGTATTTCAATACCTTGCTTGCCTAGTGTTTCTCTAGCTTCGGCTGTAAGTTCTTCATAGTTAGGAAGCTTTTTAATAAAATCCATTATCTTAGGAAAGCTCATTGCGATATCCGCGGTGGCCGTTTGACCTAACAGCATTTTGGCAATTTGGTTAGGATCTTTCGTGATAACTTCTTCAGTTGCTCTATCTATCAAACCTCTGTTAAAACTCCACTTTAGACCTTTGGGATATTCATCACTCTTTCTTGCCTTGCCGATACTGTTTAACAGTATATGACGGTGTTGTCCTTTAATACCATCTTCGCCGTATTCTCCTGCCATTGAAAACTTTAACCATTCTGGATCGCCAAACATAAAATCAGTTTGTACAAACCCGTTCTTTGGATCGCCATTGATAGGTGCTTTGAAATGAACACTGATACCTGACTTAACAGGATCTCTATCAGTGACAGTGTCTTTCACATATTTTTGTAATTTGTTTAATAATTCATCTTTGCTGGTTTTCTTTTCATCGACAGCAAGATCTAAATCACCCGAACTGGGCTTCTTTCCAGTCGTGCCCAGCATATTATCAACCAGTGGAAGACCTGTAATACCTTCAAGCCACTTCACTGTTGATTCAACATCAGCCTTGTTTATTCTCTGTGTTTCTCGTTGCCCTTGAGCATCTTTAAAAACATTTTGACTCATAATTTAATCTTCATTGTTTCTTGATTCTATAATCTTTTTTATGCCTCTGGAAAACTTTGCACCGTCTTGACCTTTAATACTGTTGATCAATCTTCTTTCTAGTTCTTCTGCTTGATCGGTGTCATAGTGCTTGTGCATTAATTCTACTAGATTGATAGCACTGTTTATGATGTTTGCCGCACGAGTTTCGATCAGGGCGTCTGTGTTGCGAGTTTCTGCAATCGAATTTAATTCTTGTAGTATTGATCTGGTTCGTATTTTCATAAGTCTTCCAATTCGCCTAACTGTATTTAACAATATTTGCACGAAAAAGTCAACAGAAAGATTTGCAAGATTACAAAATAATTAATTTTTTGTGCGAGTGCTAAATATTGTTGCAAAGTACAATAAAGGTGCTACAATAGTATAACACACATTAAAAAGGAACTTTCACACAATGAAAAAACTTCTTAAATGGATCTCACAAGGACTCCAAAGAACTTCTCAAACAGAGGAAGAACGATATCTGTCACAGGCAACTGATCTAGCAGATCTAGAAAGACGTCAAAGATTACTTACCTACGGTAAAGCACCTCATCAAACAGGATATCAATACTATCACGATGTCCGCGGTGGGAGAGCAGTATAATGGAACATTCAATGCAAGCAAGTAGAAATGGCGTAGCGTTTAGACGACCTACCTTTAACGGCGGGCGAATCCTTAAAAACTTCTGGAAGGGAGTATCTTGGAGACTGGAGCTGTTGGGTAGAGCAAAGGCTGCATCAGAACTGTCAAGAATGGGCTATCACGATCAAGCCAAAGAGCTGATGATGGAAATGCTCAAGGAGAGACGTTAGTTCAACCTAGCACAAACCAGTATCATCATAATGATACTGTTATCACTGAACGGTGCAGGGAAGTACCGTTCCGTACTAGACGCAGAGACACATAGGAGAAAACATCGTGGCACATATACCATACTTTGGCGAAGATGATTCAGAAAAAGAATCAAAGCCGGTTGACAAGACTAAATAGAAGCGTTACATTAGTAACACATTACACATACACACACAAAGGAGAAATGTAATGAATGACTTTAATCAAGTTACACAACAACTCTCTGCAATGGCAGAGCAATTCAAAGACATGGCAGCACAGTATACGCCAAAAGCACCAGAAGTTAAGTTTAACCGTAACGGTTATGAAATCCGTACGGAAGTTCTTGACATGGCCAAAGCTTTCACAGAGTTTGAATACTCTATGAAGTTTACTGGTTGGGAACAGACTGTAACACGCGATCCAGAAACTGGCGAAGTGGTTACCACAGTTGAAGTTCCTGCTGTACCTGGTGTTGATAAAGTTCTTGAGAACGCTGAAAAGTTCTATGAGTTTATTAACAAGAAGTAAATAAATGCGGACATAGTCCATATAATAATAACGGAAAGGCTCTACGGAGCCTTTCTTTATGGTTGACATCTCTGCAAAAAGATCCTATACTATAGTCACACTAACTCACAGAGAGAACATATGAAAGATAAAGTAATTTTAGTCGACGCGGATGGCGTACTTTTTGACTGGGAATACGCATTCGGCAACTGGATGAAGCGTCACGATTATGAAGTTGATCCTGAATTTTATTCAGATTACCAAATCGGGAAGCGTTACAATCTAAATGGCAAAGATGCTAAACGATTGATCCGTATGTTCAATGAAAGTGCTTGGATCCGCAAACTGCCGCCTCTTCGCGATGCTATTCATTATGTTAAAAAACTACACAGCGAACACGGGTACATTTTCCATGCAATTACAAGCCTAAGCAACGATGTGTATTCACAACACCTTCGCACCAAAAACCTAATTGAAATGTTCGGACCCAGTGTGTTCGAAAAGTATATCTATCTAGACACTGGTGCTGACAAGGATGCTGTGTTAGAACAATACAAGGACACAGGATGCTGGTGGGTAGAAGATAAACCTGCGAATGCTGTAGCTGGAACTGTGGTTGGCTTAAACAGTATTCTAGTTGATCATCCGCATAATCAGGACTTTGACGAAACAAATTTAAATATTACTCGTGTTAAGAACTGGCGAGCAATTTACGATTTAGTTACTCGATAAAAATAACGAAATAACACAGCGGCTGACAGTATAACTACCCAAGATAGATAAACTGTCAGCCCACTTCCGCCTGTGATCTCCATTAGTTCACGCTTTTCATAGAATGATCCTAGAATGCCTAAGCTGATTAACATCAATGCAAATGCGGCAAACCAGCATAACGATAAATTCAATAACAATTTCAATCTAATATTCCTTCTATAACCAAACTGGGTCTTTCATCATACTCTGTTCTAAAGTATGGAGGTATCTTGATATCGCTTGAGAAATACCAGTGACTGCCATTGGCGGGATCGCCTACGCTCTTATTGCTTATTCTACAGATGCATGGCAAATGTGTCCATCCCATAAGCGGCATCATGTACACCCTGTGGTTACCTGAATCTAAACGGATGGTACGTTCGATGATGTTTACCCAAATAAGAACGGGTTCTTTTACACCATTTGCGTCTACGTCCCTGCCTAATTCTACTAGGTCCAGGGCATCGGCATATGTGGGCGGCATTGCGGCCCATTGTAGTAATTTACGTATTGATATGTGTTCTAT